TTTTCGGTGCAGTAAACCGTCCGCATCGTCTCCGCCGGCGCGTCAAAAATGCCGTGGGCCTTCGGATCCTCCGCGATCAGGTAAGCCACTTTCGCCCGGATCATTCGCCATCACCTGCCTCGGCTTCTTCCCCGTAATCGGTGTAGCCCGTGGCGTGCATCAGCTGCTCCCGCTGGAGGCTGTAGCTTGCCGCCAGCCGGTCGTAATCCGCAGGGCTTTCAAAGTTGGCCCGGACATAGGTGAAAATGGCCCGCATCACCAGCGGGTCCGTCAGCGTGGAATTGTCCTGCATGCCAGCGTTCGTTGCCTCGAAGGATACCGTGCCGGGAAGCACGATTCCGGCAAGCTGCAGATCCCGCGCTCCCGCATCCATCAGCATGCACAGCTCCGGATCAAATTCCGTGTCCGTGATCTGCATCGCCAGTCTGCACTCGTTCAGCATGGTCTCACCTCGCAAAAGTCAGGGGCGGAGGATTTCAGCATCCCCCGCCCCGGTTGGTTATTCTTCCAGCGCCGCGAGAATTTCCGCGACGATGTCGGCCTTCTTTGTGGCCGTCAGTTCGATGCCCTTTTCGGCAGCGTACGCCTTAAGCTGGGCAACGGTTAAGGCGGTCAGTTCTTCTTCGGAGAGTGTGCCGCTCTCGTCGGTGTCGATTTCCTCGTCCGTCGGAGCGGTCACATTCTCGTCCTCCTCGCTGCCGTCAATTACAAACTTGCCTTGGTGAAGCGAACCAGGCCGACGCCGGTAGGCTTGCCATCCGCCAGGGCCATGCCGCGGAACACGGTGGAGCCGGTGCGGAACGCGACGGACTCGTCACGGTCCACAGCGATGTCCTTCGCGAAGTTCAGGACATAGCCTTCCTTCAGGTCACCGAAGATCACGTCGGTGCTGATCTGGTCTTCCAGGATGACCGGGAAGCCCAGGATGTTGTAAGCAGCGGGGCTGCCCACGTCGGTGTTGACCACGCGGACATCGTTGTCGGTCTTGATGGCCTTGACGCCCTTCCAGAAGGTGTCGCGGCTCATGACGAACTTCGCGTTCGGCAGGTACTCGCTGGGCAGCTTGCTGATGATGTTCAGCAGGTCGGCGTAGGTGATGCCGGCGGCGGTGTAGGTCTGACTGGTCGCGGTGATCGTGGCCAGGCCGGTGGGTTCATTGGTGCCGGTACCGGCGGCAACCTTGGTGGCAGCCAGGCGGAAGAGTTTGTTCGCCAGGCGGTCAACCAGCCAATCCTCGAAGGCGGGAACGGACATCGCAGCGACGTCCGCGGTGATCTCCACGGTCTTGATCAGCTTGTAGGCGCCCAGGGAAACGGCGCTCAGGGTGTCGGCGCTGTCTGTGGCAGCGGTGCCCATGGCGACCACGGCTGCGTTGTTGATCGTGCCTTCAACGGGCAGGACTACGTTGCCGGGGATGTGCATGATGTCGATGGCGTTCAGGATCGGGTAGAGCTCCAGCTTGCCCCAGATCTTGTTCGCGGTCTCGGTGGGGATCGCAGCGCTCGCCGTCACGGCGGTACGCTCTTCAGCGGTCAGTTCCTTGCCCATCAGGTTACGCAGGAAAGCGTCCCGGTATTCGGGGCTATTCACTTCAAAATTCATTCTCTTGTCCTCCTCGATAATTTTTTCTCCGCTCATCTGAGCGACTTCGGCTTCAATCCTCCGCTGTTCAGCCGCAGCGGCCTTGCGGGCTTCCAGTTCGGCCTTGATGGCTTCCATCTCTTCGATGCGAGCCTCCAGGTCGTCATTGCTCAGCGCGTCCCGCTTTTCCGCGCTGGTTTCCTCGGTCAGCTCCGCCAGTCTGGCTTCCAGCTGTTCCGGGTTCAGTTCGTCAAACTTCATCGCTTGACACCTCCGTCAGTTTGTTCAGCCTCTCCAGCAGCGCCGTCCGGCGTTCTGTTTCAGCCTGTGCAGCCCGTTCTTCTTCCAGCTGCTTCCTTGCACTGTCCAGTGAGACGATCACGCTCTCCAGCGCGTCATCTTCAGATGCAGCCTGTACAGAAGTACCGGTATATGCGGGGAACGCAACCAGAGACACCTCAAAGATCGCCGACAGCTTCGTGATAACGCGCAGCGGCATGTCGGTGTCCAGGTCTTCCCAGCGTTCCTCTCCAACGATAAACGCGAATGACATTCCGGAAAGGTCTCCGCGTCTGATCGCAGAATAGGCTTCTCTTGCCTTCAGGTTGTTTGTGATGTCCAGCAGCGCCCGCATTTTGACGCCGTGTTCATCAATCGTCAGCTGCATGGTGCTGTTTTCGTTGTTGTTCCGGCTGTGGGCCAGAGGGATCATCCCGAAGTCATGGCCGATCATCAGCGCCACATCTCTCAGCAGCTTCTCCTCGACAGCCTCCTGCAGGATCGTTTCCCTGCATACGCCGCCGATCACTGTCTCCTGGTTGAACACAATCGGGTACCCTTCAATCCAGGCGCCTTTTTCATCCTGCTCCGCCCTGAGCTCCACAAGCTCCAGGTACCGTACCTCTTTATTCATCGTTTTCCCCTCCGTCTTTGGCGTCGTCACCCGACCCTCCGCCCGTTTTGTCTTCATCCGTGCCCTGCACGTCCTTGTACTCGCCACGGATTGGGGTGTACTGTCCCTTGCCGTCCGGCAGCGGTGCATAGTTGAACAGCTCGCGGATCTCGTCGATGGTCAGCACGCCGCGGTCCCCAAGCTGCTGGGCCATGGAGATCTTCGCGCCGATGTTCATGTACTGGAGACGGTTTGAGGTAAACGTGATCCGGTTCCCGCCGTTCAGCTCCCGGTCCGTGAAAACCATCCGGCTCATGCCGTCGCTGAGTTTGATGGCGAAGGGCTCTATGCTGCCATTAAAAAAGGCGTCCAGCTCATCGCCGGTCGCCTCGTTCCGGATCACCTTCTCGCTGACCCCGAAGTAGTCGCAGACGTTTTCTTTGATCAGCTTCATCTGGGCCGGATCCACTGCGAAGGTCTTCTGGCTCAGTTCCTTGATGTTGGTCATCTGGTTGCCGAACAGCAGCAGGCCTCCTCCTCCGCTCTGGAAGTTGTTCTTGTCGAACCGCTCCCGCTCTTTCCGTAGGTCCTCGTCAAAGGCTTTCGTGTTCAGTTGCGCCATGAAGCGGTAGGTGGCCGCGTTCTTCACGCCTTCCATGATGCCCTGGTTCACCATGTTCACCAATTCCATGGTGGGCGTCAGCGGGGTGTTCTTTTCCCCGAAGAAGTCGTCCTTCAACTGGTGCTTGGCAATAATCGCGCATTTTTCCAGCAACACGGTGCGCTTCTGGCCACCGATGAAGGTGTATCTCAGGTACGGTTCCCCGCCCCGCTGCACCACCTCGCACTGGCTTGGCACTGCCGGGAAGAATCCGCCGGCCTGCCCGTACTCATCCTGCAGCGGCACGATAAACAGGTTGTTCTGCACGTCGTAGATGTTGCTGCACCGCTCCAGGAACTGCGGCCAGGTGTTCCACGGGTTCGGCGCGGACTTCGTCGCCGTCCATAGCTTCTGCCTGGCGGTCCCTTCCATGCGATACTGCAGCTTGGCCACGTGCCGGGCCTTTGCGTCCACCGCAGCCCGGACCATGTCACTCTCGTAGATCTGGCCGCCCCAGCTGGAAAACGCCGGAGAATACGCCGTCAGCGTCTGGAAGTAGCTCTCCCCGCCCTCGGCCTTCTTCGGCTTTCCGAAGATCCGGTCAATCAGTCCCATGTCCTTCACCTCTCATTACTCAGCTGCGCGGCCATTTCCTCGTAATAGTTATGCCGCATACAAATGGCATCACTAAGCGCTGCCATCCCGTCTATATGGCTCCGGGCGTTGATCTTGATCAGCCGCCGCCGGTTGGTCCCTTCCTCAAACTTCAGCGCCGCGTCCAGCATGTGCACCTTCATCAGGTCGTTATCATTGATGCACCGGAGTCGCCCGTCCTTGATCATGCCCTCCATGTCGATCAGGACGCCTGTCAGGTTCGATCCCTGGCTGACGCTCTCCATGTCGAAGCCGTCCGCCTGCATATCCTGCACTAGGTACGCCGCACTGTACCGGTCGTATCCGACCTTCAGCGGCAGGATTTCGTAATCGTGCTCCAGCATCCGGAACCAGTCATGCACCGCGTGGTAGTCCACGGTGTTCTCCCCGCAGACTGTCAGCAGCCCCCGCTCCGCGTAGATGCGATACGGAAGGCCATCCCGGGCGGTCGCTTCCTCGACCTTGTTCGCCGGCATGAAGAACTGCGTCTCAAACCAGCTGATCCCGTCCTTCTCGATCACGAC